TCCGTCGCGACATAAACCTCCGCGCCGCGAGGTCTCAACGAATTTCCTACACCGTCAAGGGCTGGCGCCACGACTCGGAGGAAGGGCCTCTTTGGACGCCCGGCGAGCTGGTTAAGATTTCCGACCCCTGGCTAGCGGTCGACCAGGACTTACTCCTAACGACCGCGACGTTTGCCTTTCAGAAAAACAAACGGACGTCCAAGCTCCAATTTATGCGCCCGGAAGCATTCGACCTCCGGGCGATGAAAGAGCCGAAGGCGGGGGACAACGTCGAGCTCTGGGACACAAAGGACTCGAGTCTCGCGTCGCTCCAAGACAAACTAGCGGACGCGCCAGTCGATTCGAGACTCGGATCGCTTTACGAACGATTCACGAAACCACAATGATAATTCACAGGAGGCCTTTCGAGTGAGTGAACTAACTGAAGGGCTCAAGCGCGCCATTCGGTTTCGAATCGGCCAGATGGTTAGCCGAATCCTCCTCACCGCGATCGACGACACAGGCCTCGACGTGAAGGGCTCGGTCTCGCATCAAAGAGTAGACGGCGACACGTTCGCCAGCGGCGGAACGAATCGCAACGCGACGCGGTTTCAAGATTACGGCGTTACGTCGGTTCCCCTCATCGGCGCCGAAGGTCTCGCCCTCCAGGTCGGCGGCTCTCCGTCGCGGCTGGCGGTCGTCAACGTCGACGACCCCCGCCACCGCCCGACAAACCTCGCGCCTGGCGAGGTCCAAATTTACACCGACGAAGGGCTCGTTCTTCACGCGAAACGAGGCCGAATCGTCGAGCTCGCCGGAAACGCAATTGACATCGACGCGGGATCGGGAGACGCAGACATCAACGCATCAGGCGCCGTCAATATCGGCGGAACAACGGTGGTTATCACCGGAACGATCACCCTCGAGGGGAAAGCCTGGGCGTCTCATACCCATTCCGGAACGTCGGTGATCTCTCCGGCCGGCACGCTGGGCGGAGCGTGCACCGGAGCCACAGGGCCACCATTATAAATGCCGGACCTCAGACTCGAGAAAAAGAACCTCCGATTCGATCAACCCGCCGGCCCGATCTTTCCGGTGGAGGGCGGCGTCGGAACACCCGGCCAGGGCATCGCCGCCGGCGATTCCGCGTCATTCGACAAACGCGAGGGTTTCGACCTCTCGCTCGCCTCCTCGCCCGCATGGGGTCAGCTCGAACTCGAGGACGGTTTTCGATCGCAGGTCATTCTATCGGTATTGACCGACCGCCTCGCCGAAGACTCCGACGACGTCCCGCAGTCCGACAACCCCGCATTTCCAGAGCGTCGCGGCTACTGGGGCGACTTCCTTTCGCCGCTCGGCCTAGACGACCGCTACGGTTCTCGCTTGTGGCTCCTCGAGGGCCACGCCTTGAACGACGAGACCCGCGCACGCGCCCGGTCTTACGTCCTCGAATCGCTCGCCTGGCTCGAATCCGAAGGAATCGGCGTTGTCACCGTCGAGACCCGAGTCCCGTCTCGAGGTGTCCTCGAGATTTTCATCACGATCACCGACGCCACGACCCGGCTCGATCGCCGTTATGCGATTGAGTGGGAAGCGATGGCGAAGAAGGGCGTCTAAAACATGGCATTCACCCGGCCAACCGTCGCCGAAATCCTCGACCGAATCCGCGGCGACGTCAAAGGCGTCCTAGTCGACTTCGATCCGTTCGCACCGCGGACCGCGGTTCTCGCGCTGATAATGTCGCAAACCGCGCAGATTCACGAGCTCAACGGTCGGCTCGAACGCGCCGCCCGGAATCACTTCGGCGACACCGCCGAGCTCGACGACCTGGTCCGACTCGCCGCGGAGGAGGGGTTAACGCAAACCCTCGGCGCCAAGGCGCAGGGATTCGCCCGGTTCGCCCTGGCCGCGGAGGTCGTCCCGGCTCCGACTGCCGGATTATTCCTAGTCAATGCCGCGGGGGATCGATACGTCGCCCTGACCTTCCCCTGGATCGCGGCCCTCGCGAGTTACGTCCCGCAAATCGAAGCGGTCGAGTCGGGCGAAAAATACAACCTCGCGGCCGGCTCCGCGATCGACCTCGAGGAGCCCTTCGCCGGAATCGCCGCAGGTCTCGGGCAAGTCCGCCCGGCCCCCGACGAGGTCTCGGCCGGAACGAACGACGAGACGACAGAAGCATTTCGCAACCGGTATTTGTTGCACAAGCGCCGGGCGCCGCAGGGCGGAACGCTCACCGACTTTCAACGATGGACATTCGAATCAATTGCAAACGGCTGGACGCGGGTATTTGTCGTCAAACCCGCCACCGGCTCAAACGTCATTCAGATTTACGCCGTAAACGACGCCGCCGACGCGGCCGGAAACACGATCAATCGAGTCGCAGGGGATTACGTCACCGCGTTCAATTACATCGACGCTGACGACCGCCGGCCGTTATGCGCTGACGTGCAAGTGGACCCGCCGACGCTCGTATCCCTAAACCCCGCGATCACACTCACACCGAATACGACCGCAGTCCAAGACGCTGTAAAAGCCGAGATCGTCCAGTTTTTAATTCGGACGGCGACAATCGGCGGAACCGTCGTTCATTCCCAATTGGCTGAAGTCATCTCGCGAGCGACCGGCGAGACGAGCTCGGCGCTGACCAGTCCGGCCGGAAATAAAGCTCACTCTGCCGGGCAGCTCCCCATTCTCGGCGTTCCGGTTTTCACATAATGATTGCAAAGACCGCCGCCGACTGGTCTCAATCGCTGATCGACCATATGCCGCAAGGTTTCGCACTCGATCTCGACGAGGGCGGACTATTTCGCCGGCTATTTGAAGGCCTCGCGATCGAGCTGGCACGATTCGACGCGCTCTGTGACGATCTCCTAGACGAGCTCGACCCCTCGACGACCGTTCAATTCATCTCGGATTTCGAACGAATGCTCGCTCTTCCGAGAGATTGTCAAACGCCGCCGACGATCCTTGAGCAACGTCGCGCCGTAGTTATCGCCGTGTTGACTCGGAACCGGAACCTCGCGCCGAATACTCTGATCGAAATCGCCGCGATTTATGGATTCACGATCACGATCGCCGAACACGGCGCCCCCGATGCGGCCTCGACCTGGTTTCAATACGACGTCACCACCTCCGCGGCGATTGAAGTCGTCCCATTTACGTCCGGTGGTTCGGTTGCAAACGACCCGCTCGGCGCGGTCACGCAATTGGATTTGGATTGCATTCTGAGCGAAATTGAACCGGCTTGGGCCGAGCATGTTTTTGTGTAAGGAATTCGAAATTGTATAGAACCGACGCCGCGAACAGTGCGCCTGTTGAGCCGACCCCGGCAGTGCTCGGGACGGAAGGCTATTTTGCAAACCCTGCTGGCGCTCTCGATGGGGCCACGGTTGACGCCGCTTGGCTTAACGCCCTGCAAGGATCGCTGGTGGCAATCCTCGACGACGGACCCGACCGCGCTCCGCCGGGCCATCGAGTCGCTCGTCGCGCAAAAGGTCGCGCTTGTCGACACCGGCCGCCCAGGCTACGAGTCAGGGCTCGAGCTCACAGTCCAGCCGACCTCGACCAACTTCGACATCGCGCCCGGCGCCTGTCGCGACTCTGCAAACTCGACGACCTCCGTTGCGTCTTCAGGTTTTTCTAACCAGGACGCCTCGGTCGCTTGGAATACCGGAGTCGGAACGCTCGCATCGACGGTCACATGGGTTTCGGGTCTATATTTGAGAGTCTTCGCGCTGGGCAAGGTCGGCGACCCTGAAATGAATATTGGCCTCGACTTGGTCCCCAATGCCGCCGGCCTCCTCGCCGACGCGGCCGGCGATGGCTTCACGACCTACCGGCAGATTGGCTGGGTGGTTAAGCACTTCGGGACGAACCTCCTGCAATTCAATCAGCGCCCAGAGAATCGCGAGTTTTTCATGCTCGAGGAGTCCGACCTGTCGAACGATAGAATTTCGAATTTCGTTCCGGTTAGTGACGCCGCGGGCGCTGCGGGGTTCACGAAAGATTTAGACTGTCCTATTGAGTGCTTGCTAATCACGACTGTGTCGTTTGGAAATTCGGATTTCGTCGAGGAGCTCCGCTGGGCAACATTTCACGAGTCAGCGAATCCCTCCGCGGCAAGCGCAACGAATCATTTCGCCGCATATCAGCCCGACCTAACTTCGCCAAACACGCGCAACTGCCACGTCCTGCTACCCACAGGAACCTCCGGAACCGGCAACCGCGGCGAAGTTCATGCTCGAGTTAGCGCCGGCGATGTGTTCCAATTCCAGACGCGGGGTTTTATCTGGTCGCGGGAGATTTTCTAAATGTATAAAATCGACACCGCGAACACGGTCCCAGCAAAGCCCACGCCGGCCGCGCTCGGCGCCGAGGCGTTTTTCAAAAACAGAACCTCAATATCTGCCGATGGGACGCTAGTCGACGCCGACTTTCTGAACATGCTCCAGGGCTCATTGATCGCGGTTCTCGACGATCAAGGGATCGCCCACTCGAAGACCGTTGCTACGCGATTCCTGGACGCGGTCGACGCCCTGGTCGCCGAACGAATTGCGCTTTGCCAAGTGAATCAGCGAAGCATGATTTCCGGCCTCTACATCATCCCGACCGCAGGCGGCTCGACTTTCACCGTCGACGACGGCACAGCGCGCGACTTTGCAAATTCGAATTTCATGCGCAACTCGGCAGGATTGAAAACGAAGGACTGCTCGATCGCCTGGAACACCGGCACCGGAGCAATGGCCTCGAGCAACACCTGGGCCGATCCATATTTCGGCCGGGTATTCGCGATCGGAAAGGCGACTGGCTTTGATATTAACTACGGAGTCGATCAGTCCGCGACCGCCGCAAACCTTCTGTCGGATGCGGCCGGCGATGGCTTCACGACCTACCGGCAGATTGGCTGGGCTGTCCGCGTGGGCGCTGGCCTCCTCGAGTTCAAGCAGTCGAAAGAGTGGCCTGTCCTGTGGAAGCTCCCCGAGCCGCGAACCCCGGTGAACGACAACGCGATCGCCGCGACGACCAGCGCAACCTTCGACCTAGACGTCCCTGCCGAGACTCTTCACTATGGAACTCACACGGTTTTTACTGATGGCGGCGTATCGACTGAGTTTTACGGACAGATAGGGATCGGAGCGTCGCCAGCTTTGCCTACATCTGCGATCTACAACTATGCGCACATGCGATTTACTAACGATTGGCGGAGCGA